ACCTTTATTTTTCATTGTGCCGCTCGTGATTTAGGTTTTCAGGCAATTGGTATTGAAGCCGAGATTGAGTATTGCCGCGTGGCTGTCTCACGTCTTGCACAACAAACGCTCTTTACGTTGCCTAACAACCGCTTGCACCTGACGGGGGGTGGGCTTCCCGCTACACAGTCGTCATTCACCGCAGAGGTTATCTCCCCTGCGAAGTTACCTGCCAAATCCCCCCGCAGGTAAAGCGAACCGTTAGGCGGCAATCCTCTCCCAAAACTTATCCGGTTGCATTGGTGCAACTGACCTGAACACAACATGAGGTGACTATGGCAACACAAGAGCAAGTGTATTGGAGCAATGGCACTGAAGCGCAACCAGTGCCCATAAAGGTACACAACGAGGGGGAATTCTATGCGGCATGTAGATTGCGCTATGAATACGAAATGCGTGGCGCATCATCTCTGCAATGGCAAGAACTCGCAGAGAGATTTCAACGCGCAAAGGGTAAGAGTCATTCGTACATGGCGGAGTATTGCCGCGTGCGGGCGGGGAGAGTGCAATGAGGCGTTTATTTATTCTCATGGCGTTCATCGTGTCGGCATGTGGCGCTCCCGTGTCGGCAATGACTACTGAGTACCGCACTCCTCAGCCGACTGCAACCGCGTCCATTGTGCCGACGGCAACCATCGAATACCAGGCAACCGCACACGCGGCGGAAACACAGGCGTATATCGCGCAATCCACCGCTGATGCCGCAAATCGAATTATGGTGCAAGCGACCAACGACCAACAGCAACGCGAGCATGAAGCGGCAATGCAAAACGCCGATGCAACCGCGCAAGCTGAAGCCAACCACATGATTGAACTGGGTTGGACTGCCACGGCATACCAAACATCCATGCCACTGACTGCAACAGCGCAAGTGGACAACATGACGGCGATTGCTGATTACAAAGCGGTGACGATTGCACAGATTACGGCAACGGCGGCATACCCCACACAGATCGTTGCTGAATCCAACGCACGCACGCAAGCCAAGTACGCGCCGGTGTATGTGTTTGTTCAGGTGTTTGCGATATTTGCCATTGGTGTGTTTTTGTTCTTTACAGCGTACATGATGCGTTGGTATTGGATGCGTGAAGATGCGCGGGCAACGCAAGCGGCACATGCTGCAAGTCCGCAGGGCGTGGCAGAAAAGCATGGATTTACACCGATTGAAGAGGTTGAACCCGAGCCGAGCATCATACATCCTACTGAGTTGGTGCAACAAATGCCACGTGTTGAAAGACCCGTGACGGCTGAAAATCTAAAATACACCATCCCTAGTGCCCAAGAACAGTTTGATATTTTTGCCGAGAAACTTGTCACAGGTGAAATGGCACTGAGTATCAACAAATGGGAAACCAGCGGTTTGTTATCCGGCGTCAAAAATGCCCGCACATGGATTAAGAACATGCGAGGCTGGATGCACGCAAATGAATTTGGTGTGTTCAACGAGAACGACGAAATGACGCTGGTACAAGCGGGCAGGGCGTGGCTTGAACAGTATATTGAGCATCGATCATTACCTACTGAGTATCAATTTGGAGAGGTGACGGCATGAAAAACAAGGGTCATGACTACAGCGAAATACTGATTTGGGCGGCGGCACTTGTAACCGTTGTCCGCTATGCAGCGGCTTTTATTGCATCCGACGCCACAGAGATCAATGCATTACTCTCTGAAATCATCACCATTGCCATGGGCATTAGTGGTTTGGGCATGGGTGTTCTGGATGTGATCGGCGGCGCGTACCTGTTTACGGGTTGGCAAAAGAAGATGCCCGCGAATGGCGCGGCGTGGTCATTCAAATTCAAGGTGTTGACATTCTTTGCCATTGGGTTGATTGTCAACGGCATTTTGATTTTGATCCCATTCACAATGAGCCGTGTTGCCGGTGTGTCAATTCATAGCATCTTGGGTGATGGTGTATTGCTGTTTGGTTGGAGTGCGGTTGTAAATATTGCGCCCTATCTGTTGATCGGTGGTGTGGCAGTTGGTACGCAAATGGTATCGATTGACACTTCCCAAAGTGGCGGACAAATGACCGGACAAATGACCGGCGGCGATGGTCAAAAGTCAGACAATAAACAGACACAATCAATTCCCACGGATTGGCGCAAAGCAAAGAAACAACTGACCGCGCCACAGATTGCGATCATTGCCAAGAGCAACACTGCCACGGTGATGAAACAATACAGCCTTAGTGATCGCACTGCCCGTCGTTGGATTGAGAACGCAAAAGCCGAAAATCCTACTCCCCCGTTTCCAATGCCCCAAGATAAGGCATGATTTCCCATGAGCATGAGAAAAAACGCCATGATTCACCATGATATTGGATGTCTGCCTGCAATGGGGAAGGGGATGCTATGGACACACTGACTATTACCAATGGCGAGCTACCGGCATTGATCGCGCGGCTCTCCCCCAGGCAACGCGAGGTTGTGAAACTGTTTGTGCAGGGAATGTCATACAAACAGATAGCTACTGAGTTATCCATCACCACTGAAACCGTCCGCAGGTATATCAAAATATCGTGCCGACGTGTTGAGGTGGAAAATCGTATTCAACTGATTGTGTTGTATGCCCAATGGTGGGCTACGGAAGGAAAAGAGCAATGACCGCACTTTTGATAATCCTTGCAATTGCATTGACAGCATGGTTTTTTTATCAGATGAAAACCGCGCCATTGGTAGAGGATGAGGTGGATGAACTGTTGAAACATCTCTATGGGTCTGACAAAGAATAGCTACTGAGTAGCCACTAATCAACGCCCAGACCATCGGGCGGTTTTTTATTGCCTATCATGTGACCCATTACCAATAATGGGACTATGGCAATATCGCGCCTCTTTGTATCATTTTCTAAATGAACATGGAGGTTCACACATGAAAAAGATTTTCACCATTCTTTTTATCGTCATTGCGCTTTGCGCGTTTATCGTGCCGTCGGCATTTGCGCAGGGTGCGACCCCGCCCGAATCCAGCGGCTTTGATGTTGCGTACATCACCCAACTGTTGCAGGCGTTGATCCTCGCCACGGTGCCTGTCCTCGCGGGTATGGCTGCCAAGTGGCTTGCTACTCAGGGAAAGATTGCCAAAGAACAACTTACCGCCGATCAAATCTATGCGTTGGAAATTTTCATTCGCACGGCTGTTTATGCCGCAGAGCAAATGAAAGCATCCAACTATATCCAAGACAAATTGAACTATGCCACTGATAGCGTTCAAATGTGGCTTGATGTCAAAAATATTGATATGGATGCGCATGAGATCCGCGCTCGCATTGAAGCGGCGGTACTGGCTGAATTCAACTCTGGGTTGCTGCCCGAAACAGAGAACGTCTAATTTTCCCGTAAGGTCACAGGTCAATTCGGCTTGTGACCTTTGGCGGTTCTATGACCTTATTGGAAACCATTTTACAAATAACCGCCATTGTTTTTGGTGCGGGCGGAATCCTTTCGTTTTTCTTAAATTTGCGACGTACCAAGGCGCAAAATACACTTGACCTGTCAACGGCATGGGAGAAATTTTCAAAGCCGCTTTTAGATCGAATCGAACACCTTGAAACATTAGTGACTCAGGTTGAAAAAGAAAACAGGTACTTGCGCCGCTATGTAGAGCGTTTGATCCGGCAAATCATCCAATTGGGTGGAGTGCCGGAACCCTACCACCTTGATGAACATGCCGACACCGAAAAAGACCCCGAGCCAAAGATCCCTTGAGTATTACATCCGCAAGGGACGCGCGCAAAGAATACTTGCAAACAAACGTAAAAGGAAATTGAAAAAACAAAATGCCAGGACGTTGGCAAACAGGAAAAACCGGAAACCCTAAAGGGAGACCGAAATCAGGCAGGGCGCTCGCTGAATTATTACGCACTGAATTGGACACCGAAGATAAAGGCGTGTCTAAAAAAGAGGTAATAGTTAAGCGGGCGGTTTCCGCGTTAACAACAGGCATTCTTGACTTTGGCGCGCGCAAATTGAAAATCAGTGCGAAAGATTGGAACGACCTGTATAAGTACACAGTTACCCACTTGGATGGACCCGCGAAAGATATTGACAACACGCCCGCCAAAAGCGATGGTGATGGACCGTTTGTATTGCCCGCCGATGTGATTGCGCCGTCCTTCATGGATGCGTATCGTGACATCACCGGCAAAAAGCATACTGAGTATATATTCTCAGGCGGCCGCGGTAGCACGAAATCAAGTTTTGTATCCCTTGTAATTATTTATCTTATTAAAAACAATCCCAAGATGCACGCACTCGCAACGCGGCAAGTAAAAGACACCTTGCGGGATAGTGTGTTTGGGCAATTGGTTTGGGCAATCACTGAACTTGGATTATCTGAAGAATTCAAGATCACTACAAGCCCGATGGAAATTGAGTACACCCCCACGGGGCAAAAGATTTACTTTCGTGGCGCGGATGACCCAGGCAAGATCAAATCGATCAAGCCACAGTTTGGGCATATCGGTATTTTGTGGTTTGAGGAATTAGATCAATTCCACGGCGCTGAATCAATCCGCAAGATTGAACAGTCAGTTATTCGTGGCGGTGATGAAGCGTTTATTTTCAAGTCTTTCAACCCGCCGCAGACGGCCAACAATTGGGCAAACAAGTATTTACAAATCCCCAAGGAAACTCAGTATCAGCACAAAAGTAATTATCTGGGCATCCCTGAAACGTACTTGCAGCAATATGCCAAAGATAGGCTTGAAGGGAAAACGCCGCCACTCAAAACGGCAATTTCTCTTTACTCGCGCATGGCAATTCCCATTGAATGGCTTGGTAAACCGTTCATCGAAGAAGCCGAGCATCTTATGGATGTTAACCGTGTGGCGTATGACCATGAATATTTGGGCATTTCAAACAACATCGGCGGCGCGGTATTTACCAACGTGCAACAACGCGCAATCACTGATGAGGAAATCAACGGCAAAGAAGAAAATGGCAGACAAGTTGGTGGATTTGACCGCATCCTGCATGGCTTGGATTGGGGATACTTCCCTGACCCAGCAAGTTACGGAAAGATGCACTACGACGCCGCACGGCGCATTTTATACATCTATGGCGAGGCGCGATACTGGAAAAAGAATAACCAAGACCTGTACGCGGCATTGGTCAAAGAGCATGGATACACCACTACTGAGTTACTAATTGCCGACAGCGAAGATCCCAAATCCGTTGCCGATTTCCGCGCGTATGGTGCAAATTGCCGAGGCGCTGAAAAGGGCGCCGGTTCAGTTGCCTATTCCATGAAATGGTTACAGGGCTTGACTGCCATTGTGATTGATCCGAAGCGAGCGCCATATCACGCGCAAGAGTTTTCAGAGTACGAGTACGAGCGCACAAAAGACGGCGAAATTATCAGCGAATACCCAGACAAGAACAACCACGCCATTGACGATACACGGTACGCCACAAATATGATTTGGAGGAAAAAAGGTGAGTAATTACACTTTGCACAATGGCGATGGTATCAAATTGATGCGTTCTTTGCAGTCACAAAGCATTGGCGCAATTATCACTGACCCGCCTTATGGATTAGATTTTCAAGGTGAGAGTTGGGATAGCTTCATCCCTGAATGGATTGCTGAAGCTCGCAGGGCTGCCAAAATTGTAGCTTTTACAACCGCTCCAACTACGCAATGGGATTACCCGCGTCCTGATTGGGTCAATAATTGGTATCGTGCAGGCTCTACATCACGAACAAGCGCGGGCGGTTTTAATCATTGGTCGCCTATTTTAGTTTATGGAAAAGTCAAGTTTATGGTTGATACCTATGTAACAGCTGCGGCTCTTACTGGAATGCAAAATAAGGGTATTGAACATCCATCACCAAAAGATTTAGGGCTTTATCGTTGGCTTATTGATAATACATCGAACAAAGGCGAAATGGTACTTGATCCATTTATGGGTAGTGGAACAACTGGCGTTGCCGCGTTGCAATTAGGACGTAAATTTATCGGTTGTGAGTTATCGCCTAAATATTTTGTAGTAGCTGAAAATCGAATAAAACAAGCGGCATTGCAACCGGACTTATTCAAAGCACCAAAGCAAGACTTGACGCATCAACCCGCGTTACAAATGGCAGGTGAATAATGTTAATGTGGCAAAAAATCCTCACGTGGATTAGAGAGGCTTGGCAAAAGATGATAGGTACAAGTAGCGTAAAACAAGCGTTGAATGTTGACGTTGCGTTGTCACCGGACATGGTGAACGCACTGCAAACATGGGCGGCAATGTATATGAACCAATCCCCGTGGCTTGCGGGCAATATGCAATCCATGAATCTGGCGTCCAGTATTGCAAAGGAATTGGCAACATCTGTGACACTGGAAATGGAAGTCAATATCAGCGGCTCGAAGCGGGCTGATTATTTGCAAGAGCAAATCAAACAAATACTCAGTAGTGTGCGTATTCAAGCCGAGTACGCCGCTGCAAAAGGTGGTCTTATCTTGAAGCCGTACATCAACGGTGACAAAATCACGGTTGATTTTGTGCAAGCCGATCAATTTTACCCCGTGGCGTTTGATGCCAATGGCAAAATCTCAGCGGGTGTGTTTTCCGATCAAAAAACAATCGGCGGGTATTACTACACACGCCTTGAATATCACGCGCTCATGGCTGATGGATACCACATTGTAAATACCGCGTGGAAATCGTCAACCAAAGATGTACTTGGTAATCAAATCGCATTGGCAGACGTTGCGGAATGGGCAGATATTTTGCCCGAGGCAATTATTACCAATATCAAGGCGCCATTGTTTGCTTATTTCAAAATGCCGCTTGCAAATAATATTGATACCACTTCCCCGCTGGGTGTGAGTATCTATTCCCGCGCTGTTGACCTCATCAAGCAGGCTGACCAGCAATGGACTGATTTTCTTTGGGAGTTTGAATCGGGCAAACGCGCATTGTACACAGATCCCATGGCGTTTGAAAAAGACACAACTACCAATAAGCCTAAACTGCCTGACCGCAGGCTTTACAGATTACTTGACCTGCAAAGCAAAATTGACGGCAAAGGATTATTTGAGGAATGGACACCCACGCTACGAGAAACAAACATTCTCAATGGTCTTGATGCCATTTTGCGCCGTATTGAATTTGCGTGTGGATTCAGCTATGGCATTTTGTCTAACCCTGAAGCCGTGGCACTTACGGCAACTGAAATCA